GGCCGGGTGGAACGTCCCAAGGAAAGTTGTGTCATGGTGTTTCACGATCCGCGGTCGCCGCGCGAGCGGATTGCCGCGCTTGGCCCGCGCGCGCTGGCGCATCTGGTCGGCTCGCTCGAGCCGCGCACCGTCGCGGCGCTCGACAGCCATTGGGAATATCTGGCGCGGACCGGGCAACGGGGCCCCGAGAGCGATTGGGAAATCTGGCTGATCCTCGCCGGCCGGGGTTTCGGCAAGACGCGCGCCGGTGCCGAATGGGTGCTGAACGCGGCGCAGTCTGTACCGGGCGCGCGCATTGCCTTGCTCGGCGCGACTGTCGCCGACGCCCGCGCCGTGATGGTCGAAGGCGAATCGGGGGTGCTGGCGCGTGCATCCGAAAGCGCCGGTGTGACGTTCGAGCCGTCGCTGCGGCGGCTGCGCTGGGAGAATAGCTCGACCGCGTGGCTGTTTTCGGCGGCCGAGCCCGAGGCGTTGCGCGGCCCGCAATTTCATTTCGCGTGGGGTGACGAGGCGGCGCGCTGGCCCAATGCGGCAGCGACGCTGGCCAGCCTGCGACTGGCGCTCCGGTTGGGGTCGCGACCGCAGCTGGTTTTGACGACGACGCCGCGCCCGCTGGCGTGGCTCAAGACGCTGACCGAGGCCCCCGGCGTAGTTGTTACGCGTGGAACCACGAAGGATAATAGCGCGAACCTGTCGGCGACGTTCCTCCGGTCGATGGCGCGCGACTATGGCGGGACGCAGCTCGGGCGGCAGGAGCTGGGCGGCGAGATCATCGACGATGTCGAGGGCGCGCTGTGGACGCGCGCAATGCTGGAGGCGTGCCGGGTTCGGATCCTGCCGCCACTGCGGCGGACTATCGTCGCCGTCGATCCGCCCGCGTCGTCGGGGGCGCGCGCCGATGCCTGTGGGATCGTGGTGGTGGCCCTCGGGCACGACGGCTGCGGCTATGTTCTTGATGATGCGAGCATCCACGGCGCGACACCCGAACGCTGGGCGCGCGCGGTGGTGGCGGCGGCCGAGCGCCATGCCGCCGACCGGGTGGTGGCCGAGGTCAACAACGGCGGCGAGATGGTGACGTCGGTGCTGCGCACGGTGTCGACCACGCTGCCGATCAAGGCGGTCCATGCGGCGGCCGGCAAGGTAGCGCGCGCGGAGCCGATCGCGAGCCTGTACAGCACCGGGCGCGTGCACCATGTCGGTGCATTCCCGGCGCTCGAGGATGAGATGTGCGGGCTGCTGATCGGCGGTGACTACACCGGCCCAGGGCGATCGCCCGACCGTGCCGACGCGCTGGTCTGGGGACTGCACGAACTGATGCTGGGTCCTGCCGGAGCGGCCCCGCTGATCCGTAACCTTTGAGGGAGACTGCGATGCAAATCCCGTTTTTCGGGCGCAAGGCGCGCGCGCCGGATCCCGTCCCGCGCGGCTGGCCCGACGTCCTACGGTCGGGCTGGCACAATGCCGAGCTGCCGCGTGCCTATGAGACGCTCGTTCGCGATGCCTATTGCCGCAATCCGATCGCACAGCGCGCAGTGCGGATCATCGCCGAAAGCGCCTCGGGCGCGCCGGTGATCGCCACGCCGCCGGGTCATCCGGCGCTGGCGCTGCTCAGCGGCGGGCAGCCCGGCCCGGCGTTGATGGAAACCATTGCGGCCAATCTGCTGCTCCACGGCAATGCCTATATCGAGGTCGGGCTGGGCGCAGGCGGGTTGCCGGTGGCGCTGTATACGCTGCGCCCCGAGCGGGTGACGGTCGAGGTTGACAGCAGCGGTTGGCCGACCGGCTATCTGTATCGTGCCGGTGAGGTCGTGACGCGCTATCCGTCCGAAACTGTCGGCGACAAGCCCGGGTTGCTGCACATCCGCAGCTTCCATCCGCTCGACGATCACTATGGCCTCGGCTGCCTTGGCGCAGCGAGTGCGGCGGTCGATACGCACAATGCCGCAAGCCGGTGGAACAAGGCGCTGCTCGACAATGCGGCGCGGCCGAGCGGGGCGCTGGTGTACGATTCCGCCAACGGCGAGACGCTGTCGACCGAGCAGTTCGACCGGCTGAAGACCGAGATGGAAACCGCATTTACGGGCGCGATGAACGCCGGGCGCCCGATGCTGCTCGAAGGCGGCTTGAGCTGGCAACCGCTGTCGATGACGCCCGCCGAGATGGATTTCGGCCGCGCGCGCGACACCGCCAGCCGCGAGATCGCGCTCGCGTTCGGCGTGCCGCCGATGCTGCTCGGGCTGGCGGGTGACAATAGCTATGCGAATTACCGCGAGGCGAATGTCGCGCTGTGGCGGCTGACGCTGCTGCCGCTGACCCGGCGCATTCTGGGCGCGATCGCCGAGCATCTGGCGGACTGGTGGCCGGGGCTGGTGCTCGACATCGACCGCGACGCGATCCCCGCGCTGTCCGCCGACCGCGAACGGCTGTGGGGACAGGTCGCGGCTGCGACCTTCCTGTCCGACGAGGAAAAGCGGGTCCTGCTGGGCCTGAGGGGGTTGGCATGACCAGTGTTCCGATGCTCGCGAAGCTGTTGGCGCAGGCCGAAGCGCAGGGTGCCGATCTGGTGACGCTGCGCGCGCTGATCGAGGAGGCGAGCGAGGCTGGCGCGACGCGCGCGTTGGGCCGGATCGGCCTCCATGACGACCGCGCCGGGCCCGATATCGTCGAATTGCGCCAACTGATCCAGGGCTGGCGCGATGCCAAGCATTCGGCGGTCAATGCGATCATCACCTGGGCGGCTCGCTCGGTGATCGCGGCGCTGCTGATCGGCATCGCGGTCAAGCTCGGGATGATCGGGATGGTGCGGACCTGATCTGAAAGGAGACCTCATGACACTCATTCGCCTCGCTGGTTATGCCAGCGTCTTTGGCGTGCCCGATAGCAGCGGCGACGTCGTGTTGCGCGGGGCGTTCGCGCGCGCGGCGGCAGGCATTCCGCTGCTCTGGCAGCACGCTGCCGCGACCCCGATCGGCTTTGTCGAAAAGCTGATCGAGGACGCCCGGGGCCTGCGCGTGATTGCCGCGATCGTCACCGATACCGACGCCGGGCGCGACGCGGCGCTGCTGCTGCAGGCCAAGGCGATCAACGGCCTCAGCTTTGGCTACCGCGTGCGCACCAGCCGCCCCGACCGGGCGCGCGGACTGCGCGAACTGACCGATCTCGACCTGCTCGAGGTGTCGATCGTCACCTTCCCGATGCAGCCGCTGGCGCGCGTTCTCGCCATCGACAGTGTTTCACCCCAGGAGACCCAAGCATGACTTATGAAACCAAGGCCGACGCGCTCGAAGCGATTTTCGATACGCCGGCGACCGATCTCGGCCCCGATGTCGCCGCGTTGCGCAGTGAAGTCGGCAAGCTGTCGGTGCGGCTGGCGGGCATGGCGCGTCCGGCGCTGGCCGGGAGCAAGGCCGACACCGATCCGGTTCGCGCGGCGTTCACCAACCGCTATCTGCGCAAGGGGCTCGACACCGGCTTCGAGACCAAGTCGCTGAGCGAGACCGTCGGTAGCGACGGCGGCGTGTCGATCCCGCAGCAGATCGACAAGCTGATCGACCAGACGCTGGTGCAGATCTCGCCGCTGCGCCGCATCGCCAATGTCGTCACCATCGGCACGACCAACTATTCGAAGCTGATCGTCCAGGGCGGTATCGCCAGCGGCTGGGTCGCGGAAAACGGCGCTCGCACGGTCACCGCGACGCCCAATTTCATCTCGATCGTCCCGCCGATGGGCGAGCTGTTCGCGCAGCCCGCCGCAACGCAGGCGATGCTCGACGACGCGATGTTCGATGTCGAAGGCTGGCTCGCTGCCGAAGTCGCGATCGAATTCGCGCGCGCCGAGGGGGTTGCGTTCGTCACCGGATCGGGCGTTGCGCGGCCCAAGGGCTTTCTGAGTTATGCAACTTCGGCCGCCGACGACACGACGCGCCCGTTCAACACCTTGCAGTATCTGCCGAGCGGCGCGGCGGGCGCCTTTGCGGCAACCAATCCGCAGGACCGGCTGATCGATCTCGTCCATTCGCTGCGCACGCCGTACCGCCAGGGTGCGTCATGGGTGATGAATTCGGCCGTGCTCGCGCGCATCCGCAAGATGAAGGACAGCTATGGCGGCTTCCTGTGGCAGCCGGCGCTCGCCGCCGACCAGCCCGCGACGCTGCTCGGCTATCCGGTGTACGAGGCCGATGCGATGCCCGACCTTGCCGCCGACAGCCTGTCGATCGCATTCGGCAATTTCCAGGCGGGCTATCTGATCGCCGAACGCGCCAACACGACGCTGCTGCGCGACCCGTTCAGCAACAAGCCGTTCGTGCAATTCTACGCGACACGGCGATTGGGCGGCGCGGTGGTCAATTCCGAAGCGATCAAGCTGCTTAAATTCTCGGTGTCGTAACCCCCTTTCGACGCTGCAGAATTTGAGCATTCCGGCGGGCATCTGCGCCCGCCGGAGGTGGTGCCGCACGGCTTTCCCCCTTGGCCGTGCGGCACCCGAATTTCCCCCGACCATGAAGGATGCTGAGCGATGGCGATCACCGCTGCCTCGATCGAGGCGAACGGCTGGGTTCTGGCGCTGACGGTCAGCGGCACCAACGGCAGCTTTGCAAGCTATGCGCTGACCCCCGACGGCACGCCGGCGCTGACGCTGACGGGCAGCGCGCCGGGGTTCGATGTGAGCGGCGGCATTGCTGTTGCCAACGCCGCGAAGCCGCGCAGCTGGACCGCGACCAAGCCGCTGCGCAAGCCCTCCAACCCGTCGAACGCCGGCGTGCTCGATGCCAAGGTCGTCGATGAAAGCGTCGCCAGCGGCGGCGCGTTCACCGTCCGGATCGCGCTGTCGAACTGGGTTTATGCCAGCGACACTGCGCTGACGCTGACGGCGTTGGCGGGCTGGCGCAGCGGCGAGGGCGGCGCGACGATCGCGGTCACCAACGGCTCGACCGCGGCGTTCCCGGCGCCGATCAGCCGCTGGGTCGATGTACCGTACCGGTTGCAGCGCGGCAGTTTCGAGATCGAATGCCTGCCGTTTGGCTTTGCCCCGCAGGGCAATCAGCCGGTTGCAGCGGTCAAATTCACCGTCACCGACGGCACCAACATCGCGACCGCGTGGTCGACGGCGCTGAGCACCTCGACGCAATATGGCGACGCGCTGCGCTGTCACCGCGTCACCATCGACCCGGCGACCGCGACACCGGCGGTGCTGACGCCCGGGCTGCTGCGCGTCGACCGGACAGTGTACCCGTTCGTCGGTGCGGCGTGGACGACCGATCCGGCGGGCACGCGGGCGATGGCGGCGCTGTCCACCGACGGTTTCAAGGGCGCGGCGCAGGCGCCGTTCGCGGTCGCTTATGACCCGACCGGCGGGCGCTATCCGTTCGCGTGCGTCTATGTCGACTTCACCAACGGCACGACGACGGCATCGGCGGCAATGGTCGGCACGGGGACCAGCGATGCGTCCGCATTGATCGCCGCGCGGGCCGTATCGCCTGCCGTCCGCGCGAAGGACGTGACCACGGCGGTGCAGGCGCTGTATCTCGCCAACCTGTCGTTCGGCGCGGCGAACGGTCAGCCGGGGCAGTCGCGCATCCTCGACGGCCAGCGGATCGTGCTCGCGCCGCAGGTCCATGCAAACGGCATGGGTACCACAGCGGTTACCTATGCGCCGACGTCGCTCGAGACCTATCTGCGGATCGAGGGCGACCCCGCCGACAGCAACCCGCGCGCCAATGTCGTGCTGCGCACCGCGAACAACGGCGGTCCCGACCTGCGCACGAGCCGCGTCTCGATGGCCAATATGACCGTCGAGCTCGGCTATTACCTGTACCAATGGGCGCCGTATTTCGCGTTCGACAACATTGAGTTCCGGGGCGGGGCCGGGTTCAGCCTGAGCGGAGCGACGCCGGTTGGCGGCACGGTTGCCCCGACCGGCTATCTAGGCTTGCATTTCACGCGCTCGCGGCTGTGGAAATCGGGCAAGGCGTTCGACAGCAGCTTCGGCGGACGTGCCAAACTGGTACGCAAGTGCGAATGGACGCGCAACGCCGAAAGCCCGGCGCTGCTGACCGGGCGGCTGATCGGCGAGACCGAGGACGGCAGCGACTTCAGCGCCGCAACCGGCTATCCGATCATCGGCACCAAACAGGCCGGCGCGCTCGCCAGCTTCACCGATGCGGTATCGGTCTATGACAGCATCATGGCGTTCAACGACTTGCGCGCGGGCAAGGGACGGCTGTGGAATTCGGGCGGGATCGCTGCAGCCTATACCGCCTATCCCGCCGCGCAGCACCGCCGCCAGGTCGTGTTCGGCAACGTCATGGAGCGCATCGGCACGTCGGCCGATTGCATGTTCAATTTGGGCGAGCAGGAACAGGCCGACATGGCCGAGCTCATTCTCGAGGCGAACAGCTTTGCCGGTGAGCGCACCAACCTATTGTACAACGACAGCTCGCCCGCCGCGACCGTGGCGGCAACCGACGCGCAGGCGCAGAACAGCGTCGTCAGCGTGCGGTTCGCGGGCAACATCTTCGCGTGGCACCCGACCAAGCACGACCGCTTCGACGATCCCAGCGTCAAGGCGCAGCGCGTCGCGGCGGGCGACCTGCGCCAGCATGGCTTTCGGCCGTACAACATTGCCTGCTGGGCGGGGCTGTACGGCGTCGGGCAGCGCGACAACATCAACCTGTTCGAGGCGGCGGCGGCGAACAGCATCGACAGTTTCGCGCATGAATATGAGGGGCTCAACTGCCGCTACGACGCCGCCGCGATCGATCCG